CGGAATCGAGACGATTAGCTACGCCTCCTGCTAGAAGGTTGAAAACCTCTCTCCAGTTTTGATCTGCTGGAGCCACAGCAACACCACCGGCTCCTCCGGCAGTCGGACCCGTACCACCGCTGCCTCCGGCACCACCACTACCCCCAAGACAGCCCTGGAGGGTGCCTCCAGAAGTGCCGAGACCGGTCCCGGACCCTGTATCTCTACCATCTGGTGCAGTGTTAGTGGTTCCAAACCAAGATGTCTGAGGGCTAGGTACTCCTGAAGCCCCTCCGATTCTAGTGGAGGCATTACCTCCAGATGCCGTTATTCCGCTGGCATTGTTAATTACAATTGACTGGGAGGCGAATATCTTGTGCCCTTTGGGGTTCAGATCGTCATTAATGGTAAGATTTCTATAAAATTTAGTCTCGGTAAGGTCGGTTGCGACCGCTATTGTGACGTTGCCTTCGTAACCGCCACCAAAAAACGCACTTGAATTTAATTGATACGATGTAGCCATTAGTAAAGTGGTCCCTCTGCAATTACAACGATGTCGCCGTTATGCCATAACACACAGAGCTGGTCCCTGCGGTTTGGAGACGCAACCCCGTTGTGCCTGATATAGAATCGAGATCTGACATCCTCGGTTCCTGTTGGTGTCGGAGTCGGTGGAGTAACGTTGCCATCGATATTTCGGATACCAATGGATCCAATAGACTCGAAGAAATGAGATGTCTCGACTTGGGCACCGTCATAACCCCTGAATGTAGCTAATCTAGTCTTGGGCTTAGCCGTATGGCTAACCGAAGGATTCTGGACCTCCAGTACCGAGGTGCCATTGGCCTCAAAATCAGAAGTACCAGAAATCAGAGTCTGATATTGGGCACCAATTGTAGTGATCAATACGTTGTAGTCACCTGCCGCCGAACCTCTTCCGATCTTGAGGTCTGCTGCTGTAACCAACTGGTTGGCACCAGAGATGTCGAGGTTATGAGAGATACCACCAGCAGTGGCGGTGAAGCCATAATTGGTATGCATGGCGAGACCGGCGAAGACGGGGTCCTGCGGGGTAAAGACAGAGCCGCCGTGACCACTGGCCTGAATCGAAGTTCTACCGGTACCCGAAGCCAGAGGGGTAGCTAGCTTTAAAGAACTACCCACAGGATAGGGCTGGCCTCTGAAGAATACCGATGCCCCAATTCTCCAGGCAATTATAAATCGCTGTCCAGGTCTCGTGCTTTGACCCAGGGTCTTCAGAACACCTTTTTGGGCAACCAATGGATTCGGGAACGCAATAGTCCTATCCCGAGTCCTGTCGAGATCTACATAGATGCATTCGCCATCTGCGATATCGGTGAGCCCAGCCAGATTCGTAGTCTGTGCTTGGACCTCATTTACGGCTCCCGTCGAGTTATCGAAGATAATTCTAAGAGCTTGCCAGTGGAGGTGGCCTCCAGTATACTCCATGGCCTCGCCTGTTGAGGCAAAAACAGTGGAGATATGTCCGATGCTGACATTACGGTCTGCTGTTGCAGAATACCAGTATTCGCCGCCACCAATCTCCCAGAGCCGCGTCATAACGGCATCACACCACGTCTTCAGAGACCCAATGCTTCGGTCGCCTGCTATCGTAGATAGTGTCGAAGCGGCTTCGTTCCTGCCACCGGGCCAGCCATAGGGAGAAACAGCCGAAGGATTGGTTCCGCCTTGGCCCAAGCGGAAGAACAGATGTCTTGCATCCTCAATAATTGATACCTTGTTGAGACTGTTTGTCGTAATCCTGGCCAGAGGCAAAATACCAGGAGTCGAAGTAAACTCCTTGGTAGAAATCACAATGGAGTAGTTTAGTGTCCTGGCCAGAGGAACGATGACAGGGGTTTCGGTATCCGTATCGGGGTCCAGGAACTGAACCGTATCTGCTGTCGAGTCATCAGCAGATCTCAATAAATCCAAACCTACGAAGTTAACTGCTGACGGAGTAAAAGAACCCTCAACTCTCGGATTGGTTGGGCCCAAGACTTCCTGGGCTCTACCCTCTGGAACTCTGAAGACGGAACCAGACTCCGTAGCCTCGTAGTGGAGAACGGCACCTCCGGCTACGTTGAGGATGAGGTTTTCGGCATCGTTGGATACCGCATTGGTCAGGACGAGATCAAACCCCTGGATAACAACGGGCTTCTTCCCAGCCATGATGATACCAGCAAGAACATCGAAATCGGAACTTACTCCAGACTCGATTGCTCTTAGATGCGGCGCATCAATTCTAGCCTGTCCAAGAAATTGTTGTCGTCGTTCTACAGCCATATCGGATAAGATTCCTACTTACCAACAGGAGCCGTTTCGTTGGACCAGTTCAACGCACTAAATGAGATCTGACCCATGACGAAGCCTCTAGCTACCCTCCAGGACTGATCCTGGACCACACATCTATCGGCCCTAAACATCGAGGTATCCGAAGCCCTGTCAACAACATCAATTGTGAAGTATTTGCCTCGTGTTAAATCGTCCCAGGTCGCAATCATGCCTCTGGCCTCGATGCCGCCGTCGCCGTGGGTTCGATAAATAGACATCGTGCCCTTGACTTCAGCAGAGGTCGGAATGGTCTCAATCGGGAGCAGGGTATCGATACCATGGACCAGCTTTTGTGGAGTCGCCATGGCATAGCTAAAATCAGCAACCCTAGCATAGATCTGACCATTTATGTAAACAATGACATGGGATCCAACAACTAGTCTATTCACGGGCGGCCTCCAGTTCGGTGTCTAAGTCATCGGAACCGAAGACTTCGACTATATCTGAAATCTTGTAGTTGTCCTCAGTTGGCCTCCCGGCCCCGCCAAGACCTCTGTCTCCAGGATACCTAACCTCTATGTCTAGCTCGATTCCAGTAGCCGAAATATCTAGCAATGTCTTCTTCGCCGCAGCTAGACCGGCATTAGATGCCGTCAACCAGAAAGCAGCCGCCTTCGATGCTACAGGGGTCTTCGTCACTAATCTCACAGAGGCCCCAGGCTTCAGTGTAGACGGGAACCTGAAGCTGGCATCGATTGCCAGGGTGTCTGTTGAGATCCTACCCAAATATTTAACCGGGCCGACTTCGTTGCTGTAGCCCCAATTAAATACCAGATATCCGGACTCAGGGAACTGGAGAGCTTCATTGGCCCCCAGCTTAACTGAGGAGTACTTGGCTCCGGATTCCAGGGTTTCAGACAGAACACCAGCCGTTGAGGTCTTTCCCGAAGTCTTGGTGTCAGTGATAATCGGGCCCAGGATTTCTCCTGGAGCCGCAGTCAGAGAAGTTACGACACCACTAGTACCTTGGGTCCAGTTCGGATGTTTCGGGGTCTGGAATTTAATTGTAGTTCCTGTAGTTCCTGCGACAGCGGTATGGGTTTGGTTCAGGCCGCCACAGAATATTTCTTCGTCTCCAGGAACCATTGAGGTATCGGAAGCTATTGAGGCATAGAGACCACCAGAAACCAGATTTACCCCAGAGGCATGGAGCATGGCTCCCTTCACTGCGGCACCACCGCTCTTCGCCCTGACCACTGGAATCGCTGTGGATGTCTCCCAGGTCATCGTTCTTAAATCGAGGTATTCCGTTGCTGTTGACGTGAAGCCGCCAGAGATATAGACTCTGTTGAGTTCTGGGAAGTACCCCACGCTTGGATAACTGTGAGGCTCCTTCATGTCCTGGATCGTATTCCAGATCTGAAGCACGGGGTCATAGATCTCAACTGATTTGAGTTCTAGCTCTCTCTGAGACTTTGTTGTAATCCCATCTGTACTCGGGTTATATCCGATGCCACCACAAACCAGAATCCTGCCGTCATTTAGCTGGACGACTCCTGATGCGAATCTAGCATGAGCCATGGAGCCGACCCGAATCGAAGGACCCGTGGTGATTGGAGCGATTTCGCAGGTGTTTAGAACCCTACCGACAGGACTAGCTGTCGGACTATTGGGGTTGTCGTAGAGGACTCCGATTTCATCCAAATAGACCGATTTTACTTGGTCAGCGGTGAGAACTGTAGCCGAGATCCCAACAGCATCGACGCAGCCCGTAAATCTTGAATAGGCACCATCGGCCTGAGAAAAGCTCCAGAGACCAGAACTGCCGCCGCTAGGCAGGACATCTGTCCAGGTATCTGATTGGACCCCGTTGATATAGAGGCGAAGTCTGACAGCTCCTCCCTCTGTATTCTTCGTGATGCAGAAGTGGTGATACCTCGGATACGGGGCAACGAAATCAGAGGCCGACATCAGAGCAGCAACGGTTAGAGCTGATTTTTTGGTGACAACGGTTCCGCTTCCATACATGTATCGGATCCAAAACTTGTCATCAGCGGGATCAATTCCAAAAGCGATCAAGGTATTATCTGCTGAAGTCGCCCAGGCTCCGGCAATACCATTCCTAAAGACGCAACCACCTGCACCAGGGGTCATCCAGCCCATAACTGTGTAGTCAGCCAGTAATGCGGTATTCAGGGTTGTTTGTGGGGCTCCACCAGTAGAAGTCATCGTGGCTGTGGTCAGATCTACGCCATATCCTATTTTTCCTGCGATCCTGGAGTTCCCCGAAATCGCAACATCTACGGGTCCCACAAAATTAGTGGCCCCAAAGGCATCATCCATATCCCAAGAGGTAAACCCTAGAGTAGTCCTTTGTGCATCATCAGCAGGTCTACGACCACCGATAACCAAAACAGAAGTCGAATTCAACTTGACTTGGGCGTGTTGACACCTAGCTTCTTTCAAGCTATAGATATTGGTCCAGGTCGGAACCAAAGAACAGTCCTGGACCTGAGCCGTAGCCTTGTTTAGTTTTGTGGTCCCCCCGGTAACTAGGAATTTAGTATTTCCCATCCAGGTCGCTTTGGCTTCAGCAACTGGAGTCGCCATAGTTCCACCAGTAGCCGAGGTCGTCAGCCATGACATCGTGGTGGACCAAACAGCGCCGGTCCATCTCCTGAAGCCGCCGCCAAGAATTTCGTGGGTTCGCCCTGTGGCTAGTCCTGTTATATCAACATTGAATCCGGCCCTGCCGCTACCGGGGTCTGCCGAGGGCAGAGCTGTTGTCGTTCCAGAGGTGTAGTCTGGATTCAATTGGGTCGCTGTGGCATAAGATATCGTTGTGATCCTAGACGCCGCCCCAGCATTGCCCCAGATTCTTAGGGGACTCTTCGAGAGTCCGACGGCCTCCTCAGCCAGTGCGATGGCATCACCAGGATATCCTCCAGCAGTGGTAGACAGAGCCAGAGCCTTCCATAGTGCGGGGCCGTCTGCGTTGATAGCTGTAATTAAATTGGCCATCGTAGCCGATGCGCTGCCACCAATCGTAATCGTGGTATCCCCACCAGTACCGAACCCATAGGTCCTTGTCGTGCCACCAGTAGAGATTGATAACAAATCACCGCTGACCGCATTGGTATGGAGCCAGAATCCTAGGGCAGCAAGGATTCCTTGGGCATTGTCAAACTGAACCGAAGATAAAACGGTTGGTTTAATTGTGGTCTTGTTTAGGACCGCTGCTGTGGGATACATGACATCAGCAGAAGTCGGACCGCTCCACGGCGAAACAGGATAGCCTCCAAACAGTCTAGTAATGTTGTAGGCCGTAGCAATATCCGATGTTGCCACGGCGGTACCTAGATTATATTGGGCCCCTATGGTGCCTTGGAACCACCTATAGACATGCTGATTCTGCCCCGTGGAATCTGTAGATTTACTCTGGACCCTGAAGAAAGCTGCCGTGTTTTTGGGTGTCGGAACACCAGCAGAATAGGTATTGCCTCCGATTAGCAGGATGTCAGAATCCAGATCTACTGCTGTCGCAAATTCAGCACCCTGATACGTGGTATCAACTGACCACTGAGAAAATCCGGAAAGATTCCCGGTACCCTCAGCAAAATCATTGCTAAATGCACCGCTAGGTACGGCCCCGGATACGGGAGGTAAAGTAAGAGTGGGGACGAATCCGTCTAAATCAAACTGAGACCCAGGACCCATACCGTGGGCGCCAGTGGTTGTGATTGTTACGAGTCCAGTAAAATCCCGAGCCAGAGCAGACACCTCAAACTCTACTGGGGAGTTCAGATGGGCAGCATTTGAGGAGTTCCTGATGACAGCAGCAGTAGTTGCCGGAATACTGATTCTTGAGGTACCATTCAGTTGGTCTACAACCACATATCCGGAGCGGTCATATGTCGTCAGTTTTGATGCCTTGAAGATAGAGACATCCTGATACGTCGTCTGAACAACCGACTGAGTGACGGCATCGGCATTACTCACTACTACGTATTGCTCAAGAGACGGAGTATATCTATAGACGGCCTCTTCGACAACAAAACTGCCTCGATTCAACGGGTCGAATTGATATCCAATAATATTGATGTAGTCTCCGGGTTCAACACTGGAGAGGTCATAGAAGGCATCAGAGGCCGGAGATATCTTAGCCTTACCTCCAGGAAGAGTCGTGATATTCCAGGTCGTTGTGGAGTTACCCGGGAATCTGTTTTCCGGGAATCGCAAGTAGATCTGAGCCGTACCTGAAGTGATTCTGACACTAGATCCTAGACCTCTACTGCCGCTATAAATCCTGACTTTGCCGTTCTTGGCAACGGCGTAACCTCCGGATTTCGACAGCAGCATAGCCCTAGTGATGGAGGCCGCAACCTCTTCCGCAGTGGCCCTTCTCAGGATTCCGAATTCTCTCCTCTTAAATACTACAGAGGTAGTGAATTTCTCATCAATCCTGATGTCAAGAGTGCTGTTATCGAATAGAACAAACGGTTCCTGAAGCGAGGTCTCGGCAAAGGCCGTTGTGGAGTCGATTCCGTAAAGAACATCTAGAGCTTCGAGGAAGGCTCCCTGAGTCAACTTGCCGTTGACTATGGAGGTTGCAAATCTCCTAAATAAATCATCCGACAAACCGGTTCTGGGAGGCTTCTTAATTCCTCGATCCGATGCCCTGGAGGTCAGGAAGCTGCCACCGGCAGTGCTCAGGAATAATTGGTCAAAGCTATTTTCGGCTTGTCTGTAGATCTCAGCATCACCTACAGCCAGGGCTTCGATGACAGCATCCCAATTGGTTTTGCCCCTGAACAGAGGGTTGAGGAATTTATTTAATCGGTCTTTACAGGTAGCTAGAAACCCAGTCTCATTCAGACTAGAAGAATTGGAAGCACCTCCAGAAATAGCCTCCTGCTGGACATCTCGCAGAGTAAAAGCTACGGCGAGAGGCGCAGCGATAGAATCCCCAGAAGCCGACAAGATGCTAGCCGCTGCGGTAAGGACATAGTCACCCGGGGTTAGGTCTGAAGCAAGATGAATATCTACGACTTCGTTGTCGTCAGTCGCCGTTGTGACTACCTGGATCGCCGGAATAGATCCAGGACCGGTTAAAATCCAATTGGCAGCAGTTGTAGCTCTTTCGGAAGAGGTGCCGCCGCTGGACTTTGGGATCGAAGTAAATCGAGCCCTGACGACGTTGTCATGGGGTAGTTCTGCGGAATCTAGGAAAAACAAACCAGCACCTCCAGGAGCGGACCCGTAGCCAGATGTAATCGCCAGACCTCCGGCGTATCCGCTGATAATTACTAGGGGCACTTCACAAAGATTGGGCTTAGATCTTGGTTCGTTTAAATGGAGCCGAAGTCGTCGGAGCCGCAGTCGAATCGGTTAGATCGAACTTCAAGAGAGGAGTCGTGCCGTCGTCATCATAGATTACAAGCCTATTGGCGTCACCGCCAGAGGTATGAATCTGCCAAGTATTCTTTGCTACTTTTGATGCAATGTGGTATTCTTCCACACTTATTGAGACTAGGGCTGTTTCAAATTCAGAGGCATTGGCTCTGACCGCAATCTGGAGTCCGCCGACTAGATTCAAGGAACCGCTAGGAACCGTGATGTGATAGAGTCCTGGGGCCCTTGTTGCTGAGATCTGAGTCCAGGTCGTGCCGTCTAGGGTTAAGCTAGAAACGGAACCATCAGACTTGATAACGCTTACCTTGTTGACTCCAGTGGTGTCATTTAATTGACCAAAACCAATACCCGTAACTGGGGCACCGCTGGAGTTCAGCAGAACAACAGGCACTCTGGTTGTGGTGTCTTTTCTTGCTACTAGCATTAAGGGGTATCCTGTCCTGTATTAAATTTCTGGGTTTTCTTTACGACAGACTTAGGATCGACAAGAGTCAAAAACACCTCTGCCGCTGGTATCGTAGCATCTGCTGGTTCAGAGACTTCGACCTCGTAGGTCACTTCATATGCGTCAAAATCAGCCATTACGGCACCGTATTATCCCAAGGAGCTATGACGAGAATAAATGCGCCAGAACCGAATTTGACTCGGTCTCCAGCTGTATTTACGGTATACGTCGATCTATCCGCTCTGTTCACAGCGGTGTGTCTGAAGAAGCTGGACACCCCTTTAAATCCACCATTGGTCGAATGTCTATGGTAGATCACAGGATAAAGTATATCTTTAGAGTTTCTACCATCAGCAGTCATGGTGCTAGCCACACCTGACACCAATGGAGATGGAGACAAGGAAGAGTTCTGATACCCTCCCGTAGCGTATAGTGCCATAACATATGCGGTGTCGTCATATAGAGTCTGAATAGTAAAGGGGGTCGATTGAGATGACACCAAGAAGGCGAATGGTTCAGTATCTCCAGCCAACACAGAGGTCAACGGATCAAAGCATAGTGAAAACCCATTATTCGGAGCCGTTGCTTGGGCATGGGTCATGAAGAACCCAAAATTTTCAGCTGTACCCCCAGTGATTATGTGTACTTTTCCAGCACCGAAGTCAGAGGTCGTATGATTTGCAAAAGTAGGGGAAGCCGCAGTTCCTCCTCCTAACAAAATAACCTCGTCTGAGAATGTTGGGCAAGTATTAGCATCGCAAGAAGTCAGCACAGCTGTTCCTCCTGGAGAATAGACTACTCTAGTTCTGTATTTAGAGTCATCTCCGTCCTCTCCTACCTGTAAACAGATCTGACGGCTACCAGCGAAATTTCCAGAACCTCCAGTCGGCTGTTGCAGACATATCCAGGCCCTGGTGTTATCGTATCCGTTAGCTCCGGTATTACCCGATGAGATAACATCAGAACCTGCGGCATAAGCTGAGAGCCCATCCCCAGATGCCACCACAGTCCAACCTTTTGCAATTAAGGCTGTCTTTAGGTGATAATAAATCTTGGCACCGTCAAATCCGTTGAGTAAGTCGGTACTATGAACGTAGCTCCATGCCATTTTTAATCTCCGATGAACGAAATTGAAATATCTTGAGTCAGATCCAGAACTAGAGGTTTTTCCGAAGCCCCTACTTTAATCGTGTCTTGAGTCGAAGAGAAAACCGGACTCACCACCGAAACTGCGGTTACCCCAGGAATCTGAGAGGCCGCATTAATGATATCTGAAATAGAAATAGCAGAACCGACTCCGGTCTGATTAATAACAGCAGCAACCGCATTTCTTACGGCTTCTGCGATGTCATTAGAAGCGGAACCAGATTTAACCCTAAGAGACAGGGCAAGCCTGATTCTCTTTACTTTAGGACCGTGGATCAATATCTGGGCCCCACCACTAGCGATTGCAGGGTATCTCGTCGGGGCCTCTGGCCTTCCGTATACAATAGAATTGGCTTCTTGGATTAATCCCGTATTATGTCGATACCCATCAACACCAGAAGCAAGCCCTAAGGGGAAGTCTAGTTTGTCTAGGGCAGAAACAATAGAACCAGCCGAAGCCGAAACCTCGGCGTATCCCTGAGATGACGTAAATATGATATCAACAAAATCCGAATCATCCTGATTCGGCAAGATGGCTAGAATCTTCTTGTACAGCCTAGTCAAGGTCCCTTGTCTCAACTGGACATGATTAGCATCAGTACCCATTAATACAGGAGAACTCAGGACTCCTGGGCTGTTTGTCGAGATATCGACGTAGAAGCTATTCTCGATGTACTGTTCACCTCCTGGAGTAGCGGCGCCGACTTCGTTAATCGTCCAGGTCCCTCTATTGGTGTCGCCGAAGGCAGCAGTAGACACAACAAAGCTGTCGCCACTTATCATGGAGTAAGAGGTCAAAACTTTGACTCTTGCAACTGCGACTTCGTCTACTGAATTTGGGTTCTCTACCCAGACAATTATCATATCTGAATTCTGAGTAGCCCTGATAATTTTTCGGGCCCCGGTATTGGCGGAACCAACAGCATCTAGATCGGACCTATTAAGAGTAGGAGCACAGAGGTAGATATATTCGTTTTCTACCAATACGTTCATTGAAGGTAGAGATGCCGATGCGGTTTTGGACATCTTGATTGCGGTGTAGTCGCCGTCTTTTTCGATTTCGACTCTGACCTCGTCCACATTGGATTGGAGGACATATGGAGTAACGTCTAGTGTCCATTTTCCATCAGCACTGATACTATTTACGGTACTGAAATTATTCCAAGAGCTAGCCTTTGGCAGGAAGCTAGAATTGTCGATTTTAACATACCTGCCACCAAGGAATCCGGAGGTCTCAGACTGCCTAGTCGTAACTACCAAAGAGCCAGGGCTGGCGTTTCTTGTGGCCTGTTTCACCCCTGATACAGCTGCTGTGGCCGAGTTGGCGGTGCCACCCTGGATCTCAACAGAACCTCCAGAACCTGGAGTCAGAGAAGCGATTGATACCTGTCGTCCTGTGGTCTGGACGACATCAGCAGCACTGAACAATCCACTGATGGTAGGCGTCTTCAGCCATCTAACAACCCCTTCGGTGAGAGCTGGAGCCAAAACAACTTCTTCATTTACCCAGTCGGCATCATTCAGAAGGTCTGCTGAAATAGCATCCTTCAGCAGCAATTGAGTATGTGTCGCGACGTTGGGCGGCTCAATAGTTCTCTGTACCCAGTTTAATCCGTCGCTTAGCGGATAATTAGCAGTATTAAGGTCCAGTTCATCCCAAGTCGCTTTGTCGATGACTCCGCTTCCGGTACCTGTTATTGTTCCTGTTACCGGACTCGACGTAATAGCATTTACAGCGGCCACAACTGCCGTAGCTGTCTGGGTTGGGGCTCCAAAGATTTTGATTCCCTCGGTATTACCTAGGGAATTCCAAGTAGGAGCAGTAAGAAGTCCTCCAAACTCGGGATCTAGACTTCTACATCTTAGATATTGTCTACCAACAGAAGCCGCTCTCATCGTTGTCGATGTAAATTCGTAGGCTTCTGTTGGCCATGTGCTATTAGGCTCTATCCTAACTAGATCCCCAGCAATAGCGGAGGTGTCAAATAGGACTTCTCCCGCAGTATCATGACTCAGGGTTCCTGGATTTGCAGTTACGCCCATGGCAGAGGTGCTGTCGTGCAAGGTATCAGCAGGAATCCAGATATCTTGGGTTCCGGTTCCTAGATTGAAAGCACCCGTACTGGCAACAGTAAATGACCCGCTATATAGAGTTGTGGCGCCAGGATTAACGGCTTCAAACCACAACACGTCTCCTGCGAAGATCCCAGAATCCTGGGGCCCCTGAGCAACAACACCGTTATTCGGTACCTGGATTCTTAGTCTGGTCTGAGCAGCTGCTCCTAGCCTTTCGGCTTCGATTACCTCGAATCCAGTCATGATGTAGACATCCCAGACACCAGAAGTCTGGTTACATCGAGCCAGTCCAATTTTGCCAGCAGAGGTAAACGTGGATTCTGCTTTTTCTGCACCAGAACCCAATACGATGTTGACGAAAGCCTTCATCGCTGTGTTGACACCAAAATAATTGGTAACTGAGGTCTGGTCGTATTCAGTCGTTACTGCCAATTCGCTATCGGCAGCATCTGGATACATATATCTAACAACCACATCGTTTCCATCTGGCCCTTTACGGAAGTATCGCCATAACGTGCGTTTTGAAGCGGTCGCGGAGTGAGACTTGCCCCGAGCCGACATGAACACAGCAAAATCGTCAAAGTCGTAGTCTAGACCAAAGGCCGTGGCTAAGGTGTTCGCTGCGTTATCGGTGTCGGAAACCGTGATTTGGGAGCTATAAACATTCGAGGTCGGTTTTACCCTACGACCCATTGGGATCACATATCTCTTGGTATCGGTATCGTTATCAATTACTGTGACCAATGTATCCTGGTGTCCCAGTGCTCTGGGGGCCTCAAAAATAACAGGAGACCCGACGCCAAAGGTCTGATGAGGACTAGACCTGAAACCAGCCCTGAACCTGTCTCTAGTTGCCTGGATATCAAGAGCAGCAACAGGAGCCAGAGAATTCTTGGTATTTCCATACTGAATCGTAGATTTGTCGAGGTCCGAATCAGTGACCCAGGCTGCCTGCCACCATCTTGGATTCAGGCCATCGCGTGTCCTTCTGAGACCTTTGATGACTGATGTACTCAGAGGAGCAATATCGTAGGGCGAATTTTCGAGATGGGGGAAATGGAGAGTTTCCGTGGCGTCAGCAGTATGAGCTGCGACGTGACCAGCGACTGAATGGATCTGAAAATCAATAGGAGTCGGAGTTCCTCTGGACTCAGTGGACCCAAAGTGACCAACAGCTGAGGTTACCGGGACTTCAGATTCGATGCCGAGTAGAGACTGAGATTCCGCAACTAGACAGATGTCTCCGACTCCATAACTATTGGTCTCTACTCGCAGTCTAGAGGTTCTGTAAACAGAAGCCGTGATACCGTCGAGGTCCGCATTTAGTGCATCAGCTAAGGTAGAAGCTGTATAGCTAGAACCTGTCGGAATATCGGAGAATTCGAGATCGGTAGAAGCCCGAACAAATGTCAATCCTCGATTAGCCAGGACATCAGCAGAAAAGTCTTTGGAGTCATCCAGAACTTCCCAAGCCGCAGTATCATCATTCCAGGTTTCGGACGTTGCAACAACTGTGCCGGAGGTGTTGTTTGCTGCCGTATTGCCTTGGGAGACACCACCATAGAACCAGACGCGGTCTGGCGATGCTCCACCAGTAATAGCAACGGCTAGGGTCTGAGTCCTTTCGACTCCGGACTTCGCAAACGGACTATCCGCTAAGGTACTCCAGGTCAGAGCGCCGCCATCAAATTTCTTGTGGCGCAACGACTTAATCCCAGCGGACTCATAGACGCCGCCATATGCAATAGCAACACCATTCGTGGCGCAGCGTCCCAAGCCGTATCTCTTGTCTGTAAATCTCCAGCCGGTCTCAACAACTGCCGAAGCCGTCCAGGTATTGGCGGCGACATCATAGACCTGGTAGCTGTCTCTGAGGTTGTTGGAGTAACCCACATTGTATTCGGAGTCACCGACAATAAGGACTTTTTCGGTAGCCACGGAGGCAGACCCGAAGAAGCTGCGTCCGGTAGCCAAAGCAGTCTTAGCAGACCAAGCAAAAGTCGATACGTTATATCTTTCAACGGAAGTCAACGGGGCAGTTCCTGAGATCCCACCGATGACTAGGACGTTATTCGATTCGGCACCACCACCGGCTCCCGATGGCAGCAAGACGGCACCGTGTCCGGCCCTGGCTGTTCCCATGGTGGAGGCGTTGATGAAGGTATTGGTACCTTGATTGTATTCCTGGGTGCTATCAGTTACTGTGGTTGCAGTCAGCAATCCACCAGCTACGAGGACTCGACCAGATGCTAGAACTGTTGCAGAATGAGCCGCTCTGGCCACTGCCATCGTGGGTCCCGCAGTCCAGAGGCCGGTGCCGGGATCCCAGATTTCTGTCGTATTCAGAGCAACATCGTTACGATCAAATCCACCACAGACCAGAACCTTGCCATCGGGCAGAATTGAGGCGGTATGATGGGCTCTGGCAACCGACATCGGTCCAGCTGAAGTCCAGGTCGCTAGGTTAGGGTCATATATTTCGACCTCTTCCGTACATCCCCTGCCGAAATGGGTAAAATTGCCGCTGCCACCATCTTCCGAAGTGTAGCCGCCACAAACCAGGATTTTAGATAGGTCGCCACCGCTAGGAACCAGGGCAACCGCTGCTGCCGCGATGCGACCCGATGCCGCTGCGGGCTTCTCCAGGATGAGTTTATTCCTGAGATCGTCGCCATCAAGCTCGATATCCGTAACTCTCCAGGCCTTGCGCAAGGAGGCAGGCAGATTGGATGTTGGGTCCCAGAAAACAGCGAAGTCACCAGTCCTGATATTGGCGAAGGCTTCGCCGTCTGTTGTGGCTTCCACAGCTAGCTTGACGCTATGGGTGTTGACGCCTTCAATAGTGGCCGTTAATTCAATGGCCTGTCCGACGCCATGGGGTATGATCTCGCAGTTGCCATCAGACGACCACCAAGTCGAAGTCACAGAAGCTGTAGTCGTAGGAGCCAGGGAATCGGAACCAACAAAAGCTCGGGTCCATTCCGAACCAAGAGTCAAGCGGTCTCCTGCTTCTAATCCAACAGCAGTAACGATTTGACCCGTACCGCGATCTAGCCAGTAGTCTCGGCTCGATCCATAGGCAACTGAGGCGCTGAACAGGCGCTGAGCGACTAGAGTACCACTAGTGATCTCTACCTTGGCATCCTTGGACCTGCCCAGGTTGGAGGTCAGGACTATGGTGTCACCCTTGACTGTAGCTGTGATTCCTGGAATCTTTCGATTCAGAACAGTTGCCCATGAGTCTAGGTCGTTCTTACCGACCGTATTAAATCCAGTCTCGGCATCGACAAAGTCTTGGTCTACGAAGCTGTAGAATGTCTCATTAGTCTGATCTATGGTGAGATGTAGGGTTTGATCCCCAGAGAAGAAGTTCCATTCCACGAAAGGATTCGAGACCAATGCAGCATAGCTACCATCTTTACTGAGGAGCTGGTCGTTCTTGTATAGCAGTGTGGTGTAGTGCCTCGAAGTCTGGAACAGCAGGATAGCGTTGGCATCTAGGGGTCCGCCGATTTCGACAGCCTTTAGGTCGTCGTTCTCCTCAGACTTTGCAGTTAGAGCGACTCTGCTACCATTATCGATGGTCCTAGCCGAACAACCGAAGTTTGGGTTCGCATTAAGCGAAGCCACAACCTCATACGCAGAAGCAGCTTCGATGGAGATAAACTCAGAAACATCGAAGGTGTGAGTGGTTTCGACGCCACCGACATCAACCCTGAGCTGAGCCGAATCGGTAAGAGCAAAAGGGGCCGTTGCTGCGGTTTCGATATATGCCTTAGCTACTGGTCTCGAAATAACCTGGAAGTCTCGCTCCCCTCCGCTGGCGTAATCCTCCAGGACCTCGATACCGACTCCAGAATCGGCCTCTTCGTATCCGGTGCCGTCATCGATGTAGAGTACTGCTGGCTCCCCGCTACGTCTAGCGATGGAGGCAGAGCTGATTCGTTTTGATTCCTCGACATCGATGGCTCCGACAACTGCTGTGGTAATAGCAAGATCTGTGCCAAGAGATCTCGAATTACGAACAGCCCTGATTCTAATTCTGTAGTCGTTGTCGGTTTCAACATCTCTGCCATTAATAAATGGCTTGTCATTAGTAACTGTAGCCCCGCTGAACGGAGCGCCACCACCGAACTGAACAACACTAGATGCGGGGACATTCCCCGCGATTCCACCGGCTAGAGCGACAACATCAATACCGGAAACCTCGGTTTCGCCGTCTTGAATCACGGCTTCGTAGAGTGTCGAGAAGGCGATAGTACCAGATAGAGACCCCCCAGAAGTCTGAACAACGGTCCCAGAGCCTATAACCCTATCGCCGCCCTGTGCCAAAACAACGGATTCGCCTTTGTTGTGGAACCTTGTGGTCGGAGCCGATAGATTTAGGGTAAAATAGCTGCCATTATCGGTAATGCTGGAGTAGGCTAGAGGACCTTCAGAATTTGAGGTATTCCGACCCAGGTAGACCTGACCAGAAGCTGGCCAGGAGACCGTAGATTCGACGGCAATCGCTACGGAACCGACGATTGGAGAGCTGCCGCCTTGATAAATCCTGGTGGATTTCTTTGTAAAGGTAGAGTCCCCAATAGTAACGAGGCCTGTAGCTTTTTCAATCAGGTATTTTGGAATTCTCTCGTCTCTGCCGATTCGTTCCAGGGCGATTCCTTCATTGGAATCGAGGTCTGAGGCGTTGACTAGATTGAAGACATCCTGAGATTGACGCACGTCGGCCTGGGCCGCGACCTCTAGCAAGCTGAGAAGGGGGGCCCCAACTTTTAGGCGTCTGACCCCGATTCTAGAGGTCAAGGAGTCGATCATGGCCCCTAGCTGTTGGCTGAATGATCGCGGTACGGGTAGATCTGTAGGCATCTCCCCGAAAGATTGGGGTTAGGCGGTCTGGAAATCTCCTCGGACACCATAACTAATTGGCACCGGACGTTCGGTACCAGAAACCACAACCGATATATTAATATCCATTGATGGTCCGTTCTTTCTGATCTCAACGGCATCAACTCTGGAGAAGTCAGGGTTCGCGGCTAGAGATTTCTTGATCTCGGCAGAAATAGACCTGAGATCTGCTTCGGCTGTTGACATCCCGACATCAACAGCTAGTCCAAAGCTCTGGTGCTGCAACAAGGAACCTTTCTTGGTCCCGATTTGGATCCTGGTGTCCTGAATGATATTTGCTAGACCAGTGCTCCATCTGGTATCACCATCTGGAGTTATGACGAGGTCATTATCGGAGTCCAGCAATAAATCGACACCTCCAACCGCTATCATGGGGTCGAATTCATTGACCCCAGGAATCGATTTAGTGACGGCTCCAGTATCTGCGGCGGCATCTTGACTCGGGATATAGATCAATCCCTGGGAATTGACGGTATCCGGCAAAAAGGCCGACAGCTTGGCAGATTCATTGACTCTGTAGGAATCCATGTCTTGTGAACCGTCGAGGTCTAAGACTAAATTATCTCCAACCTCTCGGATCGAAGTAATGGTTCTGGAAGTTCTTCTGGCTCCCTGGCTCCAGATATAGACGACCTGGCCGACGTAGAGGTAGTTTGATTTTGGAACTACGACCTGGGACCCTTCACCATTGGTAACTAAGTAGAGATCAAATCCGACCTCGTCGATATATGGGGACCTCAGCCCGTTTAAAGCTGCGATTTCATTCCAGCGGTTGGGGTCCCCTAGATATTGGAGGGCCAAGGATTCTAAAGTGGCCCCATAAGGGAACGGAATCGCAAATTTCGATACCGGAGTCTGAAAGGCGATACCGGATTTCCTAGCCAAACCCTGCATTGCGACAATTTTGAGATTTCTAGCAGAGTCTTCCTCAGGAGCCGAAGCCGCTAGCCCATCTAGGACCTCGGCAGCTGCATTCAGAGCAAACATCGCAGACCAGTCGGCCAGAGAGGGTTCTGCCTTTTTGATATCACCACTCAGTCCGTAGGTCGCATCTACTGTAGGATGTCCGGCCCCCACCGCTCTGCTGATAGCAGCAGCGGCTTGATTCATAGCATCTCTGGCATCAGAGAAAAATGAGGGTTTCAAGGCTGCTGCCTTTTGTCTCTCGTCATCGGCAGCTTTTTTGAGTTCAGGAGTCAACCTGAGAGAAGACACGTCGATACCGTTTAAGTAGTCGAAGTTAGCATCGTCTGGCTTCAGGAAGGGAGTAAGGCTAGGATGAGCCTTTGACAGCCTTCCCCGTGCCGATGTTTGAGTTGGGAGGGTTCTGTCGAATTCATTTTTCTGTCCCAGGTTCCTTTTTACTTTATTGTTTAGAGCAGCGGCATCAGCCCTGACACCATTGACCAAGGTCTGGAATTCAGCAGCACTCTGACGCCAGGCGACGGCAAAGGGACCATCTGTCATAGGGATGTCTGCAAGGGTCATGCCAAGACCCAGAGCATCCTTACAAAACAAAGCAGTCTGTCTCAGGGGGTCTAGGATGAGATGGCGGACATCTCCGATTATTGCGGCAGGAAGCGCATTGGCCCCCTGAATTACTCTTCTCGCATTCTGGATCGTGGTCAACGCAGCAGCCAGGAAGTTCGGAGACCTCCTCTTCACGGTCCCATTGAAGGCACCTGAGGTGGTAGCCTTCAATCTGACCCTTCTCCAGGCCTTGAGGCTGATTGAATACTGATATTCCAGAGGACTTCCTGTATTCTTCGAGACCTCAAATGTCTGAGGCGTTACGAGATATACGGCCTGATCTTTCCATACCGCAAACGCCAGTCGCAAGTTGTGTCCGGCCTTCGTCTTTTTGACAGCGGCATATTTCTCAAAAAACCGCTGCAACATCCTGAACTGGTGATATCCCGATGTCTTGAAGAGATCGTAGGCTTCCTTGAAGTCATCTTCGATATGAACATTTGGATTCTGGGGTGATTTATTGGTGGCTGCTGCAATAGTGGCGCTGAAGTCTGCCGTAATGGTGTTCAGTCTCTGGATGGTGCCGCCAAACGCCGCCTGTAGAGGATTAAATCCGTCTTGACTAGGAGCCTTACCTCTGTCGGGTAGGAACCCAGTGGTCCCTCGGAGATTAATCATTCGGAACGGAGCCCCGTTGTGTTCCTCTACGATACCACCCAGAGTCGCCCTGGCCTGAATCGCAAAAGGCATCGAGATTGAATACGCCTCCGGAGGTACGGGAAGGGTAAATCTGTCCCCTGTCAATACATAATCCTCTCCTCTGGCCTCAACAATCAAGAACTGGTAGGGGAACATCCTGTCCCACCGATAAGCCTCGACCTCTTCTTGGACCCAGAACGAATCGAAATCGGCTCGTTCCGTTTTATTGTCGGCAGCCTCAGCCCTGAGGCCCTCGATTGATATCGGACCATTGTTGATGGTATCGTTCTTCGATATCTTGGATACTGAGCCTCCAATAGAGGCTGCTGCTGAGACGTTCATCTGATTTAAGATTGCGACCTAAATAATTGGACCGACACAAGGCGGGCTGACATAGGTGACAATGACAGAGGTCGTAGTCCAGGCGTGAAGGGCGTTTCCCCACTGCTTGGCGAGGTCTTTTGTTGAGATCTCTTTCGACCTCTTCGCTTTTGACGCATTGAGAGACGATATAGCTACTAATTTGGCTACTAGAGGAGGAATCACTGGTGCCGCAGCTCCGGGGCCAAACGGGACCCCAGCCCAGAAAGCCCCGAAGGCCTTCGCTATTTTTGTTGTTGTCTGAGCCGCCGATTTTCCTGTCTTGAAAGCTGATGTCAGGGCTGCTCGGAGGGCTTGTTCCTTACCGGCCAGAACAGGAGGCATCCCTGTACAGCTTGAGGTGGCAGCAGTGGCATAGGTGGCATAGGCTCTGGCCAGGCGCTGTCCAGATTCCTGGGCGGTCTTGTTCTTGGATTTGAAGTATGACTCCAGATTCCTAACCAATTGTTGCTGGCTCAGAGGCATTATGGATTCTTCTTGACTTTGATGAATTTAGACAACAGCTTGTTCAGATTTGATTTGATCTTCTTGAACTTGACAACATTGAGGGGATGGCTCGAAGTGCCCATTGATGTTGCCACTTTGATTTTTGAGACCTCGTCTAGAATGGTCCCCAGAGTTTTTACGGTGGTGTTGCCGAGAAGCATGAATTCGTCGGCTCCTTGACCGATATCAATATTCTTGGCATTTAGGGTCAGTCTTTTGTCACCTTTGACCGTGATGGTTCCGGCCTTGTTGTCAATTATGACGGTTTGCTTGTCATCCTTGGTGTTGACTTTGAAGCTACCATCTGAATCGACACTGATTTTGGTCTGTCTGGCGACTTCTGGGGTCTTCGGGTCCTGGGTGCCATCTGACTTCGTGGCCCCTTTCTTTTCGAGACTGAAGCTGCCATCATCATTGATATCGATGTGGACGCCGTTGAACTCCCAGCTCAGGTGATGGCCTTTTGCTTTTTTGCCTTTGTCCGAATCAGAGTCGTCTCGGATGCCGCCGATGATGATGGCGTCATGAGACTTTCCGTTGATGCACAGAATCAAGACCTTGGACCCGTAGCCAGCTTTGATGGCTGATGTTTCTGCGGGGGACTTCAGTAGGCTGTCTTTGGGTCTTAAGGTGTGGTAGGAAGAATCTGCTTTTGACCCAAGGGAGTTGATCAGGATGCAGTGGTTATAGATCTTAGTAACAGCGGTGCCGTTTTCGGAGTGCTGCACCATGACGTTGTATTCAATGAATTTAGAGGTTACTGATTCGGGGTCTTCTGGATAGATGACTTTGACCACCTCACCGACACGCATCAAGTCGTTACTCAGGTTTGGGTTTGTTCGGTTAAACATACCGACATCTGAGGTCTCAAATATTGAAGGAATGATATCCATTAGTGACCCTTCTTGTATTCCGTGGTGTGTCCGGGGTCTACGGAGACAGCGAAGTCGTCATTGCCAGAAGCCGTTGTAGTTCTTTCCGAGTTCTCTGGATTCGATAGGGTTGGAGGATCTATTTGGTCTGGATTGGTCAAGGAGGTGTCGATGTCCTGCTCGTAGTGCTTCCTTCTGTAATCTGGATCATTTGAGGAATTGTCTTGATCCGGGAATATAGAGGCTTCGTCTGCTTTGGGTGCCACAGGTTTATTCTTCCTAGAGTTCTGAAGACCTGGATAGGTCGGGAAGTCGTCTCCTACTTGGTCGTCTGGAGCTATTGGCATCCCGTTGCTAAGAGATACGGATGTCTTAAATGTCTTGTTGCCGGAATCATCAATAGAACAGGTATGATTGACGCCTTCGATGTGGTAGACGACGCCTTCAAATTCTAGGTTGTCGCCTTCTACGATTGGAGACTGGACGCCAGTCATCTCGATGGTACCATTGAGGGTTAGATGGCTCCCCATGGTCCAATCCGCTATTGCTCGCATCCAGGACTTAGCATCGGTTCTTTTGCTGTCGATTATGTTGCAATCAACAGTACGCATCATGGCTTTTATTCCAGACCTAGAGATGTCTGCTGTATCATAAATAGGAGGATATCTCACCATCTGATGTGTGGTGCTGTCATTGACTCCAGAGGTCGGAGCAGACCCGTAGACGTGAACCATATTGATGCGAGTAGCATTGGACCTTCCGATATCCAGACTCGACACCATTGTGGGGTCTACTACCCATCGAGGCAGTTCCATAAATCTAGTCAAAGGGAACAAAGGGTCCTGTTCGATGACGTTCGTCGAAAAAGGAATCTGTCTAGCAACTATAGTCGGAACAACAGATCCTGTGGAATTGACCTTTAATGCACAATATATCTCGTTGATCGCTGGATTGATATACTGATGCAGTATTTGAATCAAAGGCTTGTTTACAAACGACGGCTCCACGGGTACAAAGGAGCCCTTAATTGGTTCTTTTGTTCTGATTCTGACCCTGCTATAGTTGTCGTGGTCGTCTGAAATATTTCCAGGAGTAAACTCCCTGCCGTAGTTGCTGTTCGATGGACTGAAAGCAGTAGGTAGGTTGCCATCGGGATTCCCATATTTCTGTACGCCAATTAAAGAATCCAAGATCTCAGCATACGACGCAACCTTCGATTCCTTTGTCTCCCTACCAAGAACGCTGGCAACGGCTTTGGGAACTAAATAGGCGTATGGGGCTTCTTTGTTTGCCTGAGGCGCAACTCTCGGTCTCGCTCCATTGAATTCAGGAACCGGAACGTCTATGGTGTCCTGGACTATAGATCCGATGCCTTTCCCTATGATGACATCAATGATTGCCTCGATAATTAGACCAGAATTGTCCTGAATCCTACCAGCTACCGCCGCCGCCTCTCCAAAGACCTTTGTCCATTCTAGACCGACAGAAGCCATGAATTTTTGGATATTTGTCTGAAACGAAGAACTCGCAAGGTTCAGGTCGTAGAAGAATTGGGTTTCGAGTTCCTCGAATCCTAGGCAAGTAACTGAATAATCAACATCCTTGATACCGTCTGGATTTACTCTTATCGACTTCCTGACATTGTGGACTTTCCCAACAAACTTGAGGCCGTCACTCCAATAGTTAGCTGGTTTCAGTCCTTTTATTCTATCGATTATAGGAGCCGAAGCTTCCTCGTTGTTCCAGCACCATGCCATGATATAGTCACCCGGGGCCATGACAGATGCGTTGAGGAAATTGATTCCAGACTTAAGAGAAAGACTCATCTGTTTGATGTGATTCCGCTTTGTATTGGAAATCTGCATCTGAACCACTTCGTCAGTCAAAATCAGAGGATGTCCGGGTCTCAACTGGACGCCAGCCATGATCCCACCCGAACCGGAATCCAAACTGTCGTAGACGTTACGGCTGAAGGTTACAGGTACGGATTCGCCAAAAACAGCGACGCACCACGACGGAGACATCGAGATGTATCCTGGGGTCGGTTTGCTGAAGTCCGACAACAGGTCGTATCTAGTAGCTTTCCTCATTATCTTGCTTTTTGCGGAGCCCCGGCCACTTTCGATATATGCTTGGCCAGTAGGTCTAGAGCCGCTGCTACCTTTTCAATCGATGAATCAAATTTTCCGACACTCTTCGATAAATCTCCAAATGCCGCCTCGTTGCCTGTTACTATGCTTCCTCGGTTTTTAATGGCATCGTCAACCATATTGAAGTTTGCACCAAGCTCTTTGTTGTCTTTAGCCTTTTCGTCGGCATCTGAGGCGAGACCCTTTTTCTGAAGGCCTCTAGGTCCTATACCGTGAGCCCCGGAGGCATTGATTTCGCTAAAGCCTTTGTCTCCGACAAGAGTCTCAAATATAGCGTTGGACCCGCCGATAGCAGCAGGGGCCAGGTAATCTATGATTTGCTTCTGTCTCCTAGCTTTGGCCGCCCCGGTAAGCCCTGCGGTCTCGTCGTTAAGGAGTTTTTTGTAGTCCATGCCATACTGGCCCTGGAGCAGTCCGACATATTTCGAGGTCTCACCTTTGCCGTAGTCGAAGTTCTTTGTACTCAGCATTTCGCTGAAAAGTCCGCCACCAACAGATCTATCTAAGAACTTCTTGGCAATTTCAGCCGTCATCCCTAGCCCTTTTTGGGTGTCGGAAATGACACCTCCGCCAGCTATTTGGCGTAGCATCTCGATGGGGGTTGATTGTAGCGATTCCGATAATGCTCCGTATCCGCCAGCTGAACTAATCGATGCCATTGCGGAAATTGCTTTATACAGAGGAGCAGTAGAACCAGAGGTAAGGCCTTGATTTGATGCGGTGCCATTAATCAACTGCATCTCTCTGACCTGCTGCTCGGGAGTGCTCATGCCACTGCCGTATACCAGATTGGAGAAGTTCTTCATGTAAGAAGACAGGTCTCCAGTACCATATCCGGCCCCAGCCAATTCCATGGCTCTGTTACCGATGCGACCGAACATGGCAGAACCCGAGGTGATATCGAGGCCTCCTCTGCCTATATTTTTCTGTACCAGATTTCTTACGAAGTCGTGTCCAGCATCTACGCTGCCTCCCATGATTCCGCCAACCTTGTAGAGTTCTCCGATATTGCCGATGCCTCCTGCTCTAGCACCCATGGCGTAGTCGCCATATTTGATATAGGCGTGGCCTGCACTGGAATGGAGACCGGCTCTCATCCCTGCAAGTTCTTCCTCGGTGTATCCTCTACGCAATAGACGTTCTTGTCTTTCTAGGGAATAATCTCTAATTTCTCCGGTCTTTTTGTCTGTATATTGCCCTGTAGCCATGAAGCCAGCTCTGGCAACCTGAGTATCCCTCATGGAATTGGCCAACATGTTGTTCATAATCTCCTTCAGTCTAGGAGACATCTGAGCTAATTTAGCTTCAGTAATGGACTGGGTCTCGGAGGACATATCTACTGGAATCGACTTCAGAGCTATCTGCTCCCTGATATTCCTCATCGACATCGACGATTGCTGAATCATGGAATCGTCCATCATGGACTTTGAGCCATCCTTGAGACCGAAGAAATCTGAAGCCTTTCCTCCTGCCCATGCTCCGAATCCGAATTTCAGAACATCTCTGGTCATCATACTTGCGGCTCCAGTAGCCACTCCGACTCCAGTTGCTGAGGTAATTCTATCTCGGAGACCGCCTAAAGTGGCGTCTGTGATTTTTGATTTTAGTAGGGCGAGTTCTGTTTTTCTTTCCTTGTTCTTTACGGCATTCATTACCTCGACATCGGCCATGGCAGCCTTCTGAGCTACTCCATAGGCGATATCACCGTGCCTGACTCTGGCATATCCAGTAGCAAAGGGGCTCAGGGCTTGGGCCGTCCTCTGCTGTCTGAGGATGGGTTCCGATAGTGAATACTGGAGCTGCGCCTGTCTGGTGTCTTGTCCGGCTCCGGTTAGGTGGTCGTAGATACCGACTCCTGCCGCAAGGGCCCCTCCGACCAAGCCGAAACGCATCATCGATCCGGTGAGACCACCGAATCCGGTAGCACTCGCCACCTGCCCCGCAGCCGACATCGCGCCACCTCCTATACCCCCAAAGAATCCAAATCCGCCTCTACCCCCACTACCCCCAC